AATTCAAACGGCTCAACCAGACGCCAGCGGTAATCATCCAGCATCTCCAGAATGGCCGGTGTGGTGAACTTACTCATCATCCCCCTCCGGCCAACCAACAGGATACGCACGTATATCCGGCAGTGCGGTCAGCCCTGCCACTTCTTCTTTCATCCGGCGCTGGCGTTCATGGATTTTAAACCCCTGCATCACCATCGCCGCATTCATCGCAGTATCCAGTTGTATCAGCTCTTCCGGCGTCAGAGTGACATCCTGATTATCCGCATCCGTCCAGAAAAAATGCTCCGGCAACAGCCCGTTTCCTGCCACCGCAACAACAGGTGTCAGTCTGGACTGTGAAGCCTTTCCGGCATCCCAGCGATGACCACTGAATTCAAAAACAAAACTGCTGTTCTCCTGGCTGTCACGCCAGCGACTGATTTCACCGTATTTCTGATTTCTGGCCTTTTCCAGTATCTCCTCTGTCACCACAAACGGCGTGACTCCACCCCAGGCCCCTGATATCAGTCCTGACCAGAGCCTTAACCCGAATTCTGTCGGGTCTGAAGCTCTGGCAGTATAAGGTACATATACCCGATGACTGTCATCAGAACGGTCTGCCATGAACACCTCACAGGTAATGCTGCCGTCTTCATTAAAACGGGCATTGCGCACGTCCGCTTCTGAATTCCTGGTATCCATTATTTCACCCTCAGAAAAAGCATTTTCTCTTCAGCTTCTGCATTTCCGCAGGCCATCCATATTCCTGACTGTACCGGGTCAAGCCGCTCTCCGGCCAGTTCATCTCCGTAACTTACCGCATCCTGAGAAGCACAGAACAGGTAACTCCCCACACCACCGGCTACCGGACGACCGGCAAACTGCCACCATGGAGTGGTACCCAGCCCGCTGTAAGCCCTGATAAATGCCTGTCCCATACAGTTAAGGAAAATCTGACCTGAAACAGTCTCATTCGTCGGAACCTGCCACATCAGACCATATGCATAATTCCCCACGGCCCCCGGAACGGGGTGGTCTTCACAGGCAAGGTAGTGGTTATATTTCAGCAACGGGAACTGAAGGTCAGAATACATAAAACCATGAGCCAGAATGCCCGTGAATTTTTTCGCAGTCTTTATCCCGTCTTCCGGGTAAACTCCGCTGGGCCCCATGGGTCCCTGAGGCCCCTGAGGGCCGGTGGCTCCCCGGGCACCGGTATCACCTTTATCGCCTTTCTCACCTTTTTCTCCCTGCGGTCCGGTATCCCCCTGGTCACCCTTGTCTCCCTTTTCACCACGTGGGCCCTGCGGGCCGGTCTCCCCCTGCGGTCCGGGCTCTCCCTGTGGTCCTGGCGTTTTTGCAATCTCCCTGGCCTCCTCCAGTGCCTTCAGCGCCCCCTGCTCATGTTCACCTGCTGTCGTGGCACTGTCTGTTGCCTGGTTCGCTGACTGGCGTGTTTGTTCCACGGCCTCCTGATATGAGCATGTGGTTATCCTCAAATCTTCCCATACACCGCTTTCTGTTCTGTGAGCTAACGGTGCAATATGACTGTGTTCATCGCATTCCGGAATGCTTTCGGCCAGGATCAGGCGATATCGGGTGACGGGGTACCCCAGGACTGTGAAACCATCCACCCATGCCCGGATACAAAGATAATCAGCACCTTCAGCAATAATGAGGGTTTCATCTTCAGTCTTTACCCTGAAGCCGGCAATATAGGCGATGCCACCGGTACAGGTCATCACATCATCCTTAACGGTGATGCGTCCACAGTCATTAATAAAAACGTGATGTCCGTAAAAATCGTGCAGTGTTTCGGCTCTTGTACTGGCTTCAGCTTTCAGCCATGAAGTGATATCCAGTTGCCAGCTCTGAGGGGGAACAGTAATATTCGCAGCCCTGGCCATTCCCTTATAAGCCAGGACAAAATTGCGTATTAATGTTTCGCCCTCCAGTTTTTGCCTTACCGGGGTGGTGATAATACCGCACAGTGTTCTGCCTGGCTGATGTACAAGACAAATACGGTTATATGTAAACTCCCTGACATCATGACCAATTGTCACGCTGCAGATAATGGCATCCTGATTGAGACGGCTGTATGTCAGCTCTGTGGCAGCAAATGTTATCTGTGAGTCTTCCGGATAACTATCCGTCAGCATTGACTCGTTGTCTGATAAAGTAAAAAGAATGGCATCCGGTCTTGCCGGAATATTATCTGCAACGCAGTCAGCCATCCATTTTTCAAATGATTTGGTCAGCAGGGTGCTCATTTTTGATTATCTCCGGTTTTTATTTTGTTTCCGGTACAGCAGGCCAGTTAATTGCCTCAAAGTTATCCTTATTATCAATGTCTGAAATATTCAGAGAATTAAGCTCACGGATATACATCATCCACTGAGTGAGTTTAAGCCTGTCATCGTCACTGATTATTCCAAGACTGAGCTCTGTCTGCCAGTCACTGGTAATACTCCTGGCTTCTGACAGTAACCTGTTGCGTTGTGTTTCAGCCTGTTGCCGGTAATCAACAGGAACCGGTAATATCTCACCATCCCTGTAATACCAGCGAGCCTCAATACAGAACCCTTCAGGAAGTTCGTCAACCTCCACAATGGAGAAACCTGCCGGATAGAGACGTGAAGCATCCTCCGCCATGGAGTAAATCACTCCGGTGTCCGGATGAATGCACAATTTATATTTCTTCGTGAATTTATTGACAGAATCATAAAAATCCTGACCATCCTCACTGCAGAAATACTGGATACCATCACCATAAGGCATGTCTTCAGGGTAATAGCGTGAAACGTTTCGGAGTTCCATAATGTTGTCCCTTAACCGGATATGGTGCGCCATGCACCATTAATATAAATCTGTTTTGCTTTGTAATAGACACCGCCAATATTATCTGCAGAATGTGAGCCAGTTTCCTGAACGTTAATACCAGAAAGCACACAACCTGCCGGGGCACGGAATGTCCAGGAAATTTCATTACCACCTGGATTGTGAAAGGTTTCGTTTGTGTACTGTTCGTTCTGTACATAGCGGGCATCAGCTGCAGCCTGCGTCATTCCCGCTGAAATGGTGATATCCTTCGTACCATCAAATGCAACACCATTTATTTTTCGTGCGTTCTGTAATTTTGTGGCGCTGCCGGCATTACCGGTTGTGTTCTGGTTGCCCTGGGTATTCACACCCGGGAGACTGATATCTCCTGAACCATCAAAACTGACGCCGCCGATTTTCCTGCTGGTTTTTAATTTTGTAGCCGTACCTGAATTGCCTGATATATCGGTGATTGTAATATCTTCCGACAGTTCCTTACCGTTGACTTTCCTTGTTGACGGAACGCGACGTTTTGCCTCATCCATAGCGTTCTTTACGGCTTTGGGAGTGGCGGCACGATCTTCCCTGTCACTGTCTGTATCACTGCAATATTGCGCAAATCCCTTTTCGTCCAGCGTGGCGTCAGGGTGATTGCGTGAGCGCACGTGGGCTGCCAGTGCATCGCTGTTTTCTTCATCAGGTGTCTGTGGACGGACATCCTCAACATGACCGGCAGATAATACTGCCAGTGGTGCAACATAATGTCTGAATCCGTTATTATCGGTGTACTCTTCAGTTACCAGGCGTGTATTCGTATTCCCGGCGTCTGGTTGTCTGGCAGTAAATACAAATACCGTTTTCCAGCAGCCTGATACATGTCCCTGCCAACTGGCATCAATCAGAATGATGTCATTTTCAGAGGCGGTAAGTGTGAAGGGCTCCGTTAACTGAACACGCAGGCCACCGATATAAGCCACACCGGCACTGATGGTAGCTGTGCTGTTAATGGCATCGTAACTGACATGCAGGCTGTTACCCAGACATGCGGCATCACCATAGTAATCAAAGGCCAGCAGACGACGCGATTCATCCATTCCTGTCAGTCTGGCAGTAAAATCAATCTGCCAGACGTCAGCGGTGACGTTTACCTGCATGGCTTCGGCTGCCCCTTCGAATTCCATGGCGAATGTGCGAATCAGGTTATTGCCCTGAATGCCATTGGCGGTCCTGATTTTCTGCTGTAGTGGTGTATGGGCAATCATACACAGTACATGGCTTTCTTCGTGATACAGCCCAATCCAGTTATATTCAAAATCACCTGCGGTGGTGTCCAGAATCACGGAAAATGCAACCGTATCAGGTTCAAGCATGCCGAACTGTGTTACCGGAACGCGGCAGACAATATATTTTTCATCCGGCAGTTCTTCATCCACCGATATCGGTGCACTGATATCCATATCCGGAATGCAGGCAAAGATAAAAGTGTCCGGTCTGGCCGGTTCGTTGCTGATAAGCTGGTTTGCACACCAGTGCTCATATTGTCGCGTAATTACCGTGCTCATGATGATTAACCTGTAAAAATATATTGTTCCACCGAAGCTGAATAACTGGCTGCGTGAACAGTAATATCCAGCCAGATGGTATTCTTCATCACGTGGGCATCTGCTGCGTGATAGCGATATTCACCACCATATTCTCCGCCGTTGATATATCCTGTAGTCTGGTTGATAACCTGGAAAAAATAACGGCGACATGTCCTGCCATACTGGCGTATCAGTTGCATCATCAGTGCGTTATTTTCACTGAGCTGGGTATCATTGATGCGAAGAAGAATCACGTCCCAGTCATACTGTAACTGACGCTCCAGTGTTTTTATTTCTCCGATCCCCAGTCGTCTGAAGATGCGTTCAAATCCGGCCTTTTCACCTGAGTCGCAGGCATTGATAAAAGCATGTTTGACACGCAGACGAAACAGACTGACTGGCTCGCCACGGAAACGAGTGATATTGCGCTGGTATGCCAGCAGGTTAAGTAGTGGTTCAGCGCAGGTATCCACGTCGATTTGGGCCAGTGGCCATGTAAGCCAGCTGTATATTTTTTCCATGTATCGCCGTGATGAGTGAGCCAGCGTCAGTGGCTCGCCCTTGTTCATCCAGGTTGGCAGTGTAATATCCGGTGGTGATGGTATCTTCATTCCGCCACCTCAATCGTCAGCTGGTTCAGTCTTGGAATATCCAGATCGCTGATAATATCCGGTAATGAAAACGCAACGGATTCAATTGCCGGGAAGTGCAGGTGCAGTTCTTCACCCAGTCGCGACATACTGAAGCGACTGTATGGCCATGTTTTCTGCACGTCATAATCGCTGTTTTCGCGGAATGCACAGCGGATCAGGTTTCCCGTGTTGTGTTTCAGTAACTGGATTTCTTCCTCGTTAAGGTTCATGGCCGCATACAGCCAGAGTGTGACTGTCAGGTCGTGATGGGTTTCCGGCATGGCAAAGCAGCGTAAATCGTCACCATGCCCGTGATGCCCCTCGTCCGTGATAAAGCTGTTCACGCTGTCAATAAATGGTTCTGAGGCAATACCGGCATCAAGCATGATATAGGCGTTTGCTGTCCCCGGACCGCGTGGTGCGTCATGCAGAAAATAGATACGGTCTGCACTGATACCTGCGACGCCTGCAATCAGTCCGCGATAAACAGCATCGGTATGGTAAGCGCCGGCAAGATTAAACTGGTTACGGACGCGATCACGCAGCTCGTTATCGCTTTCTTCATCCGCGCCCGGCACTGTCAACCAGTTCTCCTCGTTTTCCACCGCATCAATGCCATCCACTGCCACAGGAAGGATCCGGTAATAGCCTGGTGCAAGGTTAAAACCAGCCCCGGTATCTTCTGCGATGACGTCAACCGACATACCTGCTATGCCTTCCGGAATAAGAGTTGCCTGGCGTGTTTTCAGTGTGTAAATCACACCATTGATCCGCTCTGTCTGGATAAGCGTGTCTGCCGGTACGGTGACCGGACGGGAAATATCGCTTTTGATAAATCGAATCACACCTGATGCCGGCGTGGCTTCCTTTCTGGTGAGGTTGACGGCCCAGGCGAATATGTCGAGAAAAAAACCTTCGGCAGTGGCCAGAAACAGATTTTTCATGACGACATTGACCAGTGCATCTTTCAGCCACATCACAGGTCTTGTCACAATGGCCGTGATCAGGCGCCAGAATGGCGACATGCGGGATGTGTTGGTGATAAGCCCTTCGCTTTGCACGATAGCTTCAAATTCTGCTCTGGCCTGTTCTTCAGTAACAGGCATACCATTATCAGCCAGAATTTTTTCATAATCAGCCTGTGGTTTGCCGTTAATCATTCAGGGTTACCTCAAATACCAGTGTGTCATGAAATTCTTCGGTATCAGCCCGTATCATCAGGCGACCTGACAGCGAATCTTCCCCTGTAATGCTAACGGTTCCCGGAATAATGCGCTCATCGTCTTCAAGCAGCAGTATCATCTGCATGATGATATCGGCGCGCAGCGTCGGACTTTTTTCTGCCAGCAATTGTGTGGCGAGACCACTTTCAATAATGGCGTGCTGGCAGTCCTGGGCGATACTGGCCCGGTTATCACATGTCACAGGTTCACGTGCGCTGTTCAGTGTGAAATTTCTGCCTGTTATGAGCAGATCAACATAAAGATGTTTTTCACCAGGCATGCAGTTCCATCCATTCACTGATATTTTCCGGTGACGCGTCCTGAACGCTGACGTTCACCACACGGGTGGAGTTGTCTATATTGTTTTTATTTTCGCTGTGACTGAGTAACTGAGCCCCTATGCCACCCGGTCCGACAGTGGTGGCTCTGCTGCCGGTCAGCAGTGAGGTGTCGGTGTTATTCTGTTCCGGTAATTCAATGTTAACGCCCGGTAACATATTGAGTTTTCCGATAATCCAGCCCCATGCATTGCTGAATGATTGTTTCACCAGTTCCCACAGGTTCCCGAAAATTTTCAGGATCCCATTCGCTATATTTTTCATTGACTCCAGCGGGCGGGAAACATCGATGCTGTCCCAGATATCAAGGAATCCCATGGCAACGATGGATAACCCCTTTTTCAGAAAGGCGAGATAACCCATTACTATTTCCATCGGTGAAAGGATCCAGTTAATCGCCATGGCAACAATGCGTCCGAAAGCAGCACCGGCATTACTGACCTGTCCGAATTGTTCTCCGGTCAGTTTTACCGGCGTCAGTAAATCCATCAGCCAGTCAAAGGCTGTTTTAATGGCCTGCCAGACAATATCGAAAACAGCGCTTATTGATGACAGTACTGGCAAACCAGCAGATATTGCCTGCCATGCATCACTGAAACCCTGAATAAATCCGCTGAAGAACGCTTTGATGGGTTCCCAGAATTTGTAAATAAGCGCGATAACTACTGCGATGGCTGCACCAATAAGCAGAACAGGGGCATTCATCATCAGCATGGTCGTCAGAAGTCCGCGCCCGGTCAGGCTGGATACCAGCATGACGCGGTTTAAATACTGTAGTGCTGCAGCCCATGCCCATGTTGTTATTGCTGCAAGGGTATTCCGTATGGCACTTAAATGCAGCAGTCTGATAAATGCTTTCATTGGGGTTATAAAACCGCTCATGATGAACTTAAATGTCCCCATGACGATATTGCTGACAGCTCCTACGGCGGCGAAACTGAGGAATGCCATCGACATCAGACCAATGGTTCTGGTGATGTTCGGGTACGTCTGCAGCCACTTGACAAAGTTTTTACCGGCTTCATTGCTGCTGTTAATAAAGGGATAGAGTACAGGTAATAAACGACTGCCGATTTCAATTCTGATTGCACTGATAATCGCCTCTCCGCGTTCCCAGACATCAGTCATGGCCTTCGCCATGGCAATGGCCTTATCCATACCATGTACCTGACTGAGCCTGCGGATGTTGTTTTCCAGTCCGGTAATATCAGCATTCAGTAGTTTAATCATGGCCACGGCTTCATCAGAGCCGAAGGCTTTTTTCAGTAAATCAGAGTCTGCCACTTTTGACAGGTCACCAAATTTATTCCTGATGAGTTTCATAATTTCGACGACACTTTTCATGGTGCCGTCTTTATTAACAAAATTCAGTCCCAGTGTTTTTTGTGCACGCCCTACACTGGCAAGGAACGCTTTATATTTGGTACCTGCTTCACTACCGCTCATGGTGGACTGCAGTTGTCCCAGTACAGCGAACTGTTCCGCTGCATCAATACCAGCCGCTTTTGCACTGGCTCCCAGTGTGGTAAAAGCGGCTGACATGTCATTACCGGTTGTTTTAAATATCTGCACAGCGGTGGCTGTTTGTCCTGCAATCTGTTCCACCCATTTCCCGCGCCCCATGCTGTCAGCCTGGTCTTTAAAAATACCGTACATGGTCCCCATATAGGCAGTGATAGTCTGACTGGATGATTTTGTCCCTTTAGCCAGAATTGCAGATGCCGTGGAGAAACGTGACAGTTCTTTGCCAGTTAACCCGGCAATAGCAGACTGGATATCGTAGGATGACCTGACAAAATCATGAGCAGCACCGCCGTATTCGGTCGTGAAATCCACTGCTGCCTTGCTGAGTTTGCGCAGGTCGGCTTCTGCCACGTCCAGTGATTTTACTTCGCCCAGTGCGCGATCCATCTCAATTGCAGGCTGCAGTGCGCCTTTAACGGCCTGGCCAACTCCCCATAATGCAGCACCACCTACTGCAATATCACCAAATGCAGCACGACTTGTACTGGCAAAATCCCTGACATGACCACCGGCTGCGCGCAGGGGTCTGCTCAGCCTGTCAGTCAAATCAAGAATGAGTTCAAGGTGTTGCTGTTTCATGTTCAGTGACCACCCTTAAAGGCGCGGATAATGCCGTTATTCACGGCGATACTCATGTTTTCCCAGTAGTGATTATCAAGCCAGATGGCTGTGGCTATGGCATCCGGTGAATCCTCTTCATCCGGCAGCCAGTGGCGACGCAGTGCCATCATTCTGGTCAGATCATTACGGTTGATGGCGCCCAGACGGGCTTTTATTTTTTTACGCTAATCTCCACGTCAGGTACGAACTCGTTATTCACGGCAGAAGCCAGGCTGGCAGGCATGCCAGGTTGCTCCAGTAGTTCGTTGAGCAGTTCGCGATGCTCCTTGATCACGATGCGGCGAAGGTAGTTTTTCAGCGGCGCGATTTTGTTATCCGGCATAAAATCGTTCTGCAGGTCGTTATACGCCTTAACGGTTGGCATAAAGGTCAGCTCACGATCGCCCACCTGAAGAGTAATACTGCTTTCCGGCTGTATGGTGGTGTTTTTTTCCATGATTATTCTCCGGTTAATGTCAGGAAGAAGATGGCTGATTAAGCCCGTCTGCAGGCTTAATCAGCTTTTTTCATGTCTTAATTACGTCTGATTTCAGCGCACGCCGTTATGTTCAAGGCTGAAATGATTGCCGTCAGGGCGGCTTCTGAAGCGTCCGCCCCATGTTCCACCCAGAGACTCCCAGTATTCGCCCAGCGGGCGATAGGCTTCTGTTGTGGACTGATATTCGCCATTAATAAACAGATTGAAATCCACGGCCAGTCGTTGACAGTGCAGACTGTTGATGATGCCGCTGCCTTTTGAAGCATTAAGTTTCGCCTGTTCTGGTGTGCGAAAGGCTTCTCCGAAGGTCAGGCCGTAACCCTGTTGTTCGGCAAACAGAATGAGTCTGCCAATCATGACAGTAAACAACTGTTGCTTTTCTGACAGTTTCATGGTCTGGTTTTCCCGTTCATGCTGTTGCGTAGCTTTTGTAGTGAGCGCAGCAGTTGCCATACCTTTACAGCGAACTGGCGCATGCCGGAGAGTATGCCCGGCGATGCTTTTTTCCCGGTCACTTGTTCTTTCCTCCGTATTTTCTGCGCAGGTAACGCAGATAAATTTCAAAGACCTGGTATCCGGCAATGCCCAGCGCAGAGCCGGCACCGGCAATGGCCAGTGGACTGGCGTCAGGAAACTGAACGAGGATTGCTGCCGCCGAGACGCCAAATGCGCCACCCAGTAACGTTCTGCCGACAAACAGCCGTAGTGTCACGGGTTCCGCACTGGCGAGGACTTTCCCGGCTGCGGCAAGCGCGCCAAGGATCCCGAGAGTAATCACTGTACGTTCATGTTCCTGGAGCATACTTCACCCCATCAGCCCCCTGACATCATTTTCTGAAAGCACACGGGTCCCGTTTATCCGGATAAAATCAGGACTGGCGACAAAATATTTCAGCTTATGTGTTGTGCTGTCGCTGCTGTTCGTGTCAATACTAAGCAGCCCTGACAGCACCAGCTCACAGCCGAATGCTTCCACTTTAATCTCCTCGCTGCCGGTACTGGCATAAAACACAAAATCCATGGACGGGAGATCCCGCCATGAGCCGGACTGTGCAGCCACTTCTGCCAGTTGATTCAGACTTCGTGTTGTCATCTCGATTTCGCCTTCCGCGCTGACTGCACCGCGAAGTTTACCGTCCGGGATCCCGCGTGTTTTTGCAGCGGTACTTTCATCACTGATGTCGAGTGAGATATTACTGACGTGGATATCTGTTCCGCCGATATAGACGTCAAATGCCATACCGTTAATACGCGTGGTCATGCGTCATCCTCCAGTGGATAATCAAGCTGAATGCCAACCCGGATTTCTTTCGGGCAGGCATAGGGGCGGACAATAATCCAGATACTGACCGTTTTTTCGTTCACCCAGACAATTTTCACGTCGCCATTCTGTGGCGGTTTTATTTCGCCGGGGAACGTTACACCATTGATCTGCACGGATTTCGCCATAGTGCGTAACGGAGCAGCAAAAAGGGTTTCATGCGCAGCAATACTGCCTGATGTGCTGTTCAGGGCGCGGTCGGCAATTTTAGGTAAGGCCATCAGCCTGACACGACGTGCTGCTTTATCCGCGATGCGGACATGTTCAATAACGTTATAATCTCCGCCATTGACTTCCAGAGTGACACCGTCAGCCCAGTACAGACCATCGTAATCGGCATACCACATCGGAACGCTGTATCGCGCTCCTGCCAGTGCCTGCAGAGTATCCAGATCAACGGGCATACCGTCTTTATCTGTCGGACGCGTGGTGGTTTTCAGACCCGACAGCGCACCTGTGGCCACTCGTGCAGGGCTGTCTGCGATCGTAACAGCGCTGTTACACAGACGGCCTGCCAGCACGCCTGGCTCATTGCCGAAAATTTCCGGGACCAGCATGACCTGCGGCGCTGCAATGCCTTTTTGCAGTGTGGTTAATGTGGCGATGTACTCCGCCCATGACTGAGTGCGATCGTTGGCGGACACGGTGAGAATGAACCATACCCAGCGCTGATACTTTTCAGTGATGGACTGGCGCAACGCCTGCGCCGCATTAATTTCATCCTTCGTACTCACAGGTTCTGTCAGAACAATGCCTTCCGCAGAGATGGTTTCCTGTGCTTTCAGGATGGCATTACGCCAGAGTTCCGTACTGGTCCGTGGTGTGCTTTCTCCGCTGCCCTCCTGTTCAGGCAGGACGCAGACGTAAAAAAATGCATTCTGTCCGGCATTGAGGAGGGCGGCCTGTACGCAGTTTTTCAGTGCACATTCATTACTGCCCAGCAGGGCATCAAGATCGCTGTTTGCATTAACCGGCATCACATTGCCGTTGTTTTTCTTTGCCTTTCCCACGAACAACAGCGTGTTTTCAATCCCCTCCGGCGTGCTGCTGTAGGTGTTGTACTGATTAATGGTGACTGATGGCCATGTCATGGCGTTATCTCCTGATATGTGGTTATGTATTACCGCCATAGCTCAGCGTGCGTAACTGTGCTTCCACCATGCGTCGGAATTCCTCGCCGCTGGCCCCCAGGAATGCCCTGGCCGGGATCCTGATTTCCCATGTCTGTTTTTTCTCCTGCTCCCTCAGGATGTTGATCACCAGACCGGCCTGCAGCATGCTCATGTTGTCCATGATCCATTTACGCGATGGTTTTCTGTATCCACGGCGTCCTGTTTTCCTGCTGACAGACCCTATGGGAGCACGGAATCCCAGGGACAGAAGCCGCTCTGCCTGTCGTCGTGATGCCGGGCGGTTGCGCATGGTTTCCAGGGTTTTGTCGCTCCATTTCCGGCCTTTGTTACCGGTGATGGTGGCGCCGTTCTGTTGTACCCATGCGACAATGCCGGCATGTGTTCCTGTGCGGTATTCTCCTTTTTTAAAGTAAAGGCGCATGGCCTTACCGTCATTGTCCACCCTGATAGCCAGCAGCTTTGGAATACCCAGCAGCATGCCTTTTTTATATTTTCCGCTGGCTTTATCCGGTCGCTTACGTGGCGTCCACTGCTCTCCTTCCGGTGTCTGCTGTGCCTTCACATGGCGTTTTGCCGCCGGGATAAGACCATATCGTGCAATGCGCACCAGTAACTTTCTGGCTTTTGGCGGTGATAACTCCGCTTCCTTTAATGTGCGAAGAACTTCGCGCAGATGCGGCTGGTTGAAGTTGAAATTAATCACGTCCCGGCCCCGTAGCATACGCGGATGGACTCAGCCACCCATATCTCAGGAGACCCCAGCCGGTAGCGTTTACCATTGCGCGGAATGGGACCATTTTTATCCGGGATAAGAACGATGGGATCAACCAGTGGCAGGCTGATTTCCATCCATGCCACCTCATTTTCATCATCCACTTCAACATCCACACCTGGGGTATCTGGTGCCATGGTTTCGCGCAGTTCTCCGCCATAGTCATTCAGCCAGCTTTCCACCAGGGAGAACACCAGATCAGGATCCAGTTCCCTGTAAGGCCAGGCATCCCAGCGCAGATATGCTGTGTATTTTCGTACCTGGGTACAAATCTGCCCCCGCCCCAGATCCCGGACACACGGCAGTAATGAAATTTCATCCATATCACTGGTAAACGGGATCCGCGCACGTTCCGGCAGGTTCTCTTCAAGAAAGCGTGTCAGACTGGCGAGCTGGGTCATGATTATTTCCTCAGTCAATCAGACAGACCGATGCCCTGCGCCGTCCTGTCAGTGCGCGGATGGCCATGGCGGCTTCAGTCAGCAGGCTGCGGCGGGTTTCCGTGGCTTCCTGTGACGGGAGACCGTCACGGCGACCCACGCTGACAGCTTCAGGAATAAGATCTGCTTTTGCACGTGCGTAAACAGCCCTGATATACAGTGCTGCGATATGCGTCCGTATCTCCTGCTGACCATCATCACCTGGTGTCACTGCCTGATATCCCGGGATGTCTTCGGCGGACCGGTACCCCTGACGCTGATAATTTTCCTTCCGGCTTTCCAGCTCGGCATTGATTTCCGTGATGGCACAGAGCAGGGCATTCAGAACCGTATCGTGAGAGGTGACTGCCGGAATGGTGCGACTTTTTTCAAAGTCTCCCGCATTAATGTCCGGCCAGAATCCGTCATTCCGGATAATGCCCTGCTGATAACTGATGCTTTTTCCGTCGAACATATAATCTCTCAGAGTGGCGGGCTGACCGGCTTCGTCAGCGCATGCAGGCTTTACACC